AACGCTTTCATTTGACAAAGAAACTGAAGCAAAGCATGTTGCGCCTGCGCTCCATATGTACGAGGGACAGTTAAAGGCTGTTTCATTCTTGCCTATGGGAAATCATACATATCCTCAGCAACCATATACACAAATAACAGAAGAAGAATATAATAGTTATATTGGTCAAATCAAAAAGATTGATTGGTCTGCTATCTATGATGGTGCTGAGAATCTAGAAGCACAGGGAGAAATGTACTGTACAACTGATGCCTGTGAAATAAAAATCTCTTAGTATGATAAAATAGTCTTATATGGCTACCTCATCAAATGTATATACAGAAAAAATATTTTCAGAGCATCCAACCTTAACTTGGTCTTTCGATGAGAGTATCGGCTACCTTTCTTTAATTAGCGAAGAACAAAGAGACTTAACAAGTTGGACACCAAGTATTGAAGAGGTAGTAATTGAAAAAGATGAGTCTGTTATAGGAGAACCTTTTAAAAATTCTTTTACATATAGGGTTAATGGTATTCAATTATCTGAAAATCAACTTACAACAAAAGTACTAATAAAAAGTCCAGATTTTTTTAATTTTAATGATCTTGACCTAGATTTAAAAACCTTTAGCATAGGTGCATGGCTTTATTCTGAAGGAGAATATATATCTAGTACATTTTTAGGTTATACGTACATAGATTCTGCTAATGGAGAGACAGTTTCGGTAATTAAAGAATTTGAAACACCATTTGTTAAAAAGTGGTTTTTTGTTTCAGAAAGTTTTGAAATTCCACATGAGACATCAGATGTTTCTTTAGTAATTGGATATAGATTTTCAAATGGAAGTACAAATCCTAACGACTATGATTTATTAATTAATGGGCTTTCTTTTGGACAGTGGTCTGAGGAATATAACTCAACCTCACTTGGAATTATTGCAGAAAACTTTCCTGACGACATAAACTTATCATGTAATGAAGGTTATGAAATATCTTCGTATGGAATTAATAATCAAAAAGCATATTGCTTGATTTCAGACAATAGGTTATTAGCCAGAACTAACTCAGTTCCATTAGTTTTTGGATCTGCTAACTCATTAACTTTATATCCACATAACACATTACCATCAATTATTTTCCCTGGACTAGGAATGTTTAATGAGTCAAATAAATATTCTTCTTATACTTTTGAATTTTGGGCGAGAATAGTATCCGATACTAATGTTGATAAAAAAATATGCGGACCAATTAATTCATCAGATGGCTTATATGTCAATGGCCCATTTTTAAAACTCAAGATTAACTCTTTTATAATTTCTCATTTTGTCGGTGAGTGGGGAAGACCAATGCTAATTCATATTAGGCTTTCTAAGAATACAGCATCATTGCTTGTAAACGGACAAAATGTTGGTAGCGTAAACTTTAACTCTGAAGATATTATTTTTTCAAACCCAACAACTGATGGGAAGAGCAATGACTGGATAGGCTTTTGGTCATATGAGGATGTATCTCCAATAGAAATAGATGGTGTTGCAATATATTCTTATGGTGTTGCAGAAATTTTAGCAAAGCGTAGATTTGTATACGGACAGGCAGTAGATATTCCAGATAATATCAATACTGCATTTGGAGGAACCACTGCATTAATAGATTATGAGTTTGCAGACTATTCAAAAAATTATTCATACCCAGATCTTGGCAAGTGGGACCAGGGAGCCAGAGAAAATGTAATTATTGAAGATAACAAGATATCTACTCCAAAATATAACTATCCAGAATTATATTTAACAAATAAAACTGTTTCGGAGTTTTATATTGATAATATAAATTTGCAGCAAGAAGACGAAGAACTTTTCTGGACCTTTAAAAAAACTAATGATGAAGTAAATGAGGGATTTTTATCTTTTGAGAGTTTAGACTTTATGACAGAACCCATAAGATGCTTTTATGGAGTATTTAAATCAAGAAGAGCAGTCTCAACACCAGAAACTATTTTTTATATTCAATCAGATGTTTCTGATGAAAGGTTTATAATTGAAATTGTTGATGATGTAATTCAATATAAATTTATAACTCCAAAACGTTTAGATCCAAACACAGGGTTACCAGTAGAGCAGATATTATATGTTTCATCTGGGCACACCATTAATGATGAGTTTACTATTGGATTAGACATAGAAACTTTTACAAATTATTATGGGGGAGATTTAGTATCATTTTTTAATGATAAAAAATCATTAAAGTTTTATGTTGGGGGAAGTAAAAATTTAGAAAACACATACCATGGAAACATGTATAAGATTGGCTTTTGTTCTGATAGAAATTATAATGAAATAGTTGATTTTTTTAATACCAGAGGGTTGCCAATAGACTATGAAAATGTATTTGATTGGTTTATTCAAACAGAGTTAGTTGATACAGATGGCGGGTCAAACCCATATGCAGTAGGAGGATACTACAATGCAAACGGAGATTTTGTTGAGGTTAATGATTCGTGGTGGGAGTTTTATTTAGATGGCGGTTTAGCCACTTCATTTGTAGCGTCAAGACTTCTTAATCATGTTGCTAGTTATATGTTACATGCAAGATATTCTTTCGGCTCATATATATTAGACATAGCAACAAAGTCTTATTGGAAAGACTACATTCCATTATCATATTTTGCAGAAAGAGTATTAGATGCAAAGGGTGACGAATATTACGATCTGGATTTATTACAGTTTAATATTAATTATCCAGCACCAACAAAATTTATTAAAGAAGAAACAGAAGGATCTTGGACATATAAAGAGTTAAAAGAAAAATATTCAAACCCAATACAAAGGTCATACGATTCGTTGGATAATCATTTATTTACAGGGTATAACGATTATTCTGATTTAGCCAAAAATGCACAATTTTCTTATAGATATAATACAGATGATTCATATTTAAAGTCATATATTAACTTTGAATATATAAGAAATGGAATGACTCTTCAAGATTCTTATTTTGAAAATATAGAACCAGCATCACAATCAGGTGTAGTAGACCCACAGGATAATTGGGTAACTACAAAATATGAAGTTGTAGATAACATGATTATTTATCCACCAAAAGATATTGACCCAAGAAAACTTGGAATAAAAATAAGTTTAGAGTTTATAAATTATGGAACAATGAATGGAATAGTTAGCCTTAAAAGTATGCAATTAGCATCTCAAGCATTTAATTCATATAGAGCAAATGCAATAGGAACAAGAGGCGAGGCAAAACTTTATCCATATGTAAAGAATGGATTCTATTATAATTATAAAGCAAGAAACCCATTTAGTATTTATAAGTCTAGTTCTCCATATTTATATTTAACACAAAAATCTGGAATAGAACCAAAAGACATTTATGATCCTGTATTAAATAGAGGTCTTCAAATTCCAATAAATAGCAATAAAGATAGTAACTATCAACTTATGTCTTTCCAGTCTGCAGTTATGTACAACAAAGACTCATTTCCATATTCTCCAACTCAGGTATTTGAAATTAAGTCAGATGACTCTCATATCAAATTTTATACAAAGGCAATTCAGTCAGACGGTAAAAGAGGAATTATCTATGCGATTAATGCAAAAACAAGAAAAATAGATAATAACGTTGTATTTTATTTAAATGGAAGACTTGTTAAAAACCCAATATTAAACACTAAGCAGTGGGCATTTATAGGAGTTTCTTTCTCTAATCTTTTTGATTGCAGTGGAAATATTGGTTCATTAAATTTAAATGGTCCGCTAATATATAATGTGATTTCTTACTATCAGGCAACCAATCTTCAAGAAGTTCAGGATGTGACACTAAGGCCATGGGTACTTGTACGTGGTATAAGAACTTCTGAATTGCACTGGTCATTTTGGAATAGTCCTGTAATATCCTGGAATGGTGTTTTAGTATTATCATCAACAAGTTATTACGGAGCAAATCCATCAAATATCTATAACAGTTATACTGGAAGAGATAAGATTATTGCAGAGTCAGACATGATTTTTAGTATTAAGGATTACGAATATTCCGTATACTCTAATGCATCATGGGTATCTAACACATCAACAGCCATATAATATGGTATACTGATGGTTATGAAAAACAAAAATCATCAACCTTTTGGTAAAGACGGCAAGCCACGCATGCCTGGTCAAATTGGTGACACAAAGGTTACTATGATTGAAAAGAACTATGACTGGGGCCTTTACGTATGGAAAAAGGCAAATGGAAAATGGTTCACTGACGGCAATGGAAATATCTTAAATATACCTTCAATGAAAGGTGACATTTCAAAAATTGCAGAATTAAAAAAGGCAGCAGCCTATTACGGAGAACCAGAGGGAGAACCACACTTCTTTCCTGGGCTTGCAAGAGTAACTGATGAAGAATATTCTGAGCAAAAGCAGAGAATGATGGAAGGTTGGATTCCGAACCTAAATGACCTTGGATCAGTATATGATGCACAGCAGACTATTAAGAAGTATGGAGCACAAGACTAATGTCAGAAGAACAAGAATTTATTATCGGTGCAAAGATAGATGACACTTTCAATATTATGGATCAGTTTAAGGTAGAAGATCCTTTTAATAAGTCATGGTCCGAGATAAAATCATACTCTGGTCTTGACAATAATTTTAAAAGAAGAACTGGAAGATTAGTAGAAAAAGCAGCAGCACCAGAAAATATGCAGGGATATCTTGATAGCGCTAGAGCGGAGCAAAGCGGTATTGACGGTGCAAAGTCAAAAGAGATTAATCCTGGAACTGTATATAGAAATGCTTACGGATTATTTGATGTAATCACACCACCATGGAATGTTTATGAACTTGCAAATTATTACGATACATCATTTGCTAACCATGCTGCAATTGATGCAAAGGTAGAAAACATCGTTGGACTTGGTTATGATTTTGAAGTTTCCCCAAGCACAATGCTTCGTCTTGAATCAAACAAAGATAAAGAGCAGGTGTCAAGAGCACGGAATAGAATTGAAAGAGCAAAAATTGAAATGCACGAATGGCTTGAATCATTAAATGATGATGATTCTTTTACAACTACAATGATGAAAGTGTATACAGATGTTCAGGCAATTGGAAATGGGTACTTAGAAGTTGGTAGAACTACCCGTGGAGAGATTGGATATATTGGACATATACCAGCAACAACAATGCGTACAAGAAGAGTTCGTGATGGATATGTTCAAATTATAGGACAAAAAGTTGTTTATTTTAGAAACTTTGGAGCAAGCAATCCTAATCCAATTACATCAGATCCACGACCAAATGAAATTATTCACTTCAAGCAATATTCTCCATTAAACACATTTTATGGAGTACCAGATATTATGTCTGCTATTAACTCACTTCATGGAGACCAGTTAGCATCACAATATAACATCGACTACTTTAGCAATAAGGCTGTTCCTCGTTATGTTGTAACTCTAAAGGGAGCACGTCTTTCTGCAGATGCAGAAGACAAGATGTTTAGATTCTTACAAACAAACCTTAAGGGGCAGTCTCACAGAACGCTGTATATTCCACTTCCTGGAGACAGTGACACAAACAAGGTTGAGTTTAAGATGGAGCCTATCGAAAACGGTGTTCAAGAGGGTTCATTTGAAAAATATCGCAAACAAAATCGTGACGATATTTTAATTGCACATCAAGTCCCTTTGTCTAAGATAGGTGGAGAAGATGCTGGTGGTATAGCAGCAGCAATGTCTCAAGATAGAACATTTAAGGAACAGGTAGCCAGACCTGCACAAAGAGAGTTAGAAAAAATATTAAATAAGATTATTAAAGAAAAAACAGATGTTCTGGTTTTAAAGTTTAAAGAATTAACATTAACAGACGAAATTGCACAATCTCAGATTTTGGAAAGATATATCAAGACCCAGGTCATGCTTCCAAACGAAGCAAGAACTGTGCTTGGACTTCCACAAAGGGAAGGAGGGGATGAGCCTTTCCAGCCTAAGCCACAAGACACTGCTAACGATACAGCAAATAGAGCAAGGGATGGAGAAAGAACGAACAACCAGTCTGATGGTCCTGCCACAATAAGTGGTAGAAATCCAAAAGGCGAAGGTAGATCTTCTCAATAGTTATCCACAATGTTATTCACAATTTATTAACATTTGTGTAAAAAAGGCTCTATAATATATTCTAGTATGACTATATCCAAAGCCCATTGGAACACCGATGGCGACTCAGTAAGACTTTCCCTTCCTTTTGCGAAGGTTGATAAAGAGAGACGTATCGTCTCAGGTTTTGCATCCCTTGATAATATTGATAAGCAAGGAGATATAGTTACTTCAGAGGCTTCTATGAAAGCCTTTTCTGCTTTCCGTGGAAACATTCGTGAAATGCATCAGCCATCAGCAGTAGGCAAGATGGTTTCATTTAAAGAAGATAAATATTTTGATCCAGAATCTAAAAAGTTTTATTCTGGAGTTTTTGTGTCTGCATACATTTCAAAAGGTGCACAAGACACTTGGGAAAAAGTTCTCGACGGCACACTTTCTGGATTTTCGATTGGCGGTAGAATGAATAAGTGGGATGATGGATACGATGAGAAGTCAGACTCTACAATTAGAATTATTAAAGATTATGATCTTGTTGAACTATCACTTGTTGATTCTCCAGCAAATCAATTTGCGAACATCATGCATGTTGAAAAGGTAGATGGTGTTGATGTTATTAAGGGTGCAGATGTTGCACTTGAAAATGTTTTTTATGATGAAGAATCTGGTCTTGTAATGATATCAGATCAAGAAGCAGTAACAAGTCCAGTTACTGGCAACACAATGAAGAATATAGGTTTCGTTGAAAAAGAAGACAACGAAAAAATGGATATAGTCAAATTCTTAGTAGATAGTGCTAAAGGCATTGATGCTAAGATTTCAGAGGAGGAAAATCCTATGGCAAAAACAAAGAAGGTTACTGAAGAAGTAACAGAAATTGCTAAGTCAGAAGAAATCGCTCCAGAGGCAGATGCCGTAGTTGAAACTCCTGTTGCAGAAGTTACTGAAAAGTCTGAAGAGACTCCAGTTACAGAAGTTGCACAGACTGAAGAAGTAGTCGAAAAGGCTGAAGAAACAGTTGAAGCGCCAGCAGCAGAAGTTGCTACAGAAGTATCTAAATCAGATGAAGCAATTGTTGAAGCAGTTGCAGAAATCAAGAATACAATTACATCAGCCTTTAGCGATTTAGTTGAAACTGTAAAGTCTTTGCAGGCAGAAGTAGAAGTACTTAAGTCTAATAAGGTAGACACAGATGCAGTAAGAAGTTCATTAGAAGCAGTCGCCAAAGACATTGCTGCAACAAATGAACGCTTTAACGAGTTTGGAAAGAGAGTAGACGCAGTAGAAGCAGACACTGCTTTCCGAAAGTCTGGCGATCTAGGCGAGATCGTTCAGGAACAACCATCAGAGATGATGGAAAAATCCTTATGGGGCGGACGTTTCCTCAAAACAGCCGACTTATTTAGATAAGTAAAATACTTGGAGGTGACAATATGTCGGAAGAAATAAAGAAAAACCAACCAGGAGAATCAGGACAACTCGGTGGAACAACACCAGGTCTATATCAGTCACAGGGTGCATTTGCATCAGGTTCTGAAGCAGGTTCTAACGTTCCTGGTAATTACACTGATGGTGGCGTCCTTGGTAACATTCCAAACGCTAACCTAGGTCTTACAACAGGACCAAATGCAGTAAATCCTTCGGGTGAGGCTGGAAGCGGTATCCTACGCCCTGAACAGGCACAGCGTTTCATTGATTACGTTTGGGACGCTACAGTTCTCGCCCAAGATGGTCGCCGTGTCACAATGAGAGCAAACACCATGGAACTCGAAAAGATTAACGTGGGTGAACGAGTTATTCGTGCTGCTGCTCAAGGTGTCGGTGATTACACAAACACTGGTGCAACATTTAGCAAGGTAGAACTTACAACCAAGAAGATTCGTCTAGACTGGGAAGTATCTGCTGAAGCACTTGAAGATAATATTGAGGGGGCAGCGCTTGAAGATCATCTAGTTCGCTTGATGACAAATGCATTCGCTAATGATATCGAAGATCTCGCTATCAACGGTGACGGCGCAACAGGCAACTTCCTTTCAATTATGAAGGGCTTTATCAAGAAGCATCAAGATAATGGCGACTCACACGAGGCTGCTGTTACTGTTGCTGATAATGCCTGGACTCCAGAAGTTATGCAGGAATTAATTCTTGCATTGCCACGTAAGTATCGTGCTCTTAAGAACAATCTTAAGTTCTATGTTGGTACTGATACATTCGCTGGTATTGTTAAGAATAACGGTACACTCGCAGATGCTATTGCTGAAGCAATGGGTCCAAGAGTTGCTGGTACTGCATCAAACCGTCAAGCATACCTTGATGGAAATGGTCAGACATTCGGTGGAGCACGTACAACACGTGTTCTCGGAATTGACGTACAAGAAGTTCCTTACTATCCAGATGGATATGTCGATTTGACATTCCCTCAGAACCGTGTATGGGGCTTCCAGAGAGACATCGTTGTAAACCGTGAATACAAGGCAAAGAAGGATACAATTGAGTATACCGTCTTCGTTCGTTTTGGTATTCAATGGGAAGAAGAAGATGCAATCGTCTGGGCCGATGCTGCTGCAGATGCATAATCTGTAAACAGTACCTTTTGAGAGGGGGCAGGGGTTGATCTCCTCCCCCTCTTATCTTTAGTATTCTGTTATAATAGTCACAGGAGGTAAAATAATGGAAGAAAATAATTTAAATAATGAAAATAGTTCTCCAGTAGAAAATACTACTGTTGAACAATCCACTATTGATACACCAGTTGTAGCAGAACCAGTAGTTGAAACCAAAGTAGAAGAAATTGCTGCTGAAAATAATATTCAGGTATCAGTTTCTGAGGTATCAGAATCTTCTGATGTTATTACTACAAACTATTTCAGCAAGCCAGCAAATGATACAGAGCAGGCTGTTGGTTCTATCGTAAATGGTGTGATTGGGGTCACAGAAGTTCCCCGTCAAAATAGAGATGCAGAGACATCTGTTGAAAAGAAAGTTAACAAAACAGTTGCTCTTCATTCTACAAAGAATGTAAGTTTGCCTGGAGTTGGCAAGGTATATCGTGGATATAATATTGTCACACCACAGCAGGCTGAAAAGTGGTTAGAACGCAGTCACATTAGACTTGCTACACCAGAAGAAGTCGCCAAGGAGTTTGGTCGATAAATGGAAGTATTGAGAGTTCCACCTTATCCTCTAGTCACAACATGGGATTTGCCTATCGCAAATTACGAGTATATTGTGTATGTCGAGGATTTGGTGGATCACTCAGTCGAAGAATCAAATATTTTTTCTAATGCAAATGGTAAATTAATTTATGAGTTACCACTTGAAAAGGTACAGTTTGATCGTGACTTTTTAATTAGATTTTATGATACAGAGCACGAACATATTCTTTATGAAAGCAACTTATCAGTAATTAGACCATACATAAATCCTTTAGATATGGCAGATACAGCCACGGCAATTAATGAATATAAGATGTACGAACTTATAGCAAGATCTATAATTGATACATATGTTGGCGATGGTTTTTATAATCATAAGTTAGTTATAAATACAACTGGAAATGGTGCAGATTATTTCCCAATATGGCATGATTTTAATAGAGTTTTAAAAGTTTATGAAAATGATATCTTAGTATATGACATAGATAATCCAGAAGACTATGAATTTGAGTATAAGGTTTTATTAGATAATTCTGCGATTTATAAAGTTGAAACAGCAACTGTTGGCCAAGAGAGAAACAGAAGAGAAAATGATTTAACTAAGATATCTACAGCGCATGGAGATTTAGGTTATGTTGCTTACTCTCCAACAGATTTTCCAAGAGGCTTTGACTATACATTTATTTTAGATGTTGGATATCGTGCAGTTCCAGCAGATGTAGAAGTGGCAACAAAAATGCTTATTGAAGATATAAAGTGTGGAAAGTTAGATTATTACACCAGATATATTTCTGCATATAATACAGATCAGTTTAGAATACAGTTTGATAAGAGCATGATGGCTGGCACTGGTAATATGATTGTTGATAGAATTTTAGATAAGTACGTTAAGACAATAACTAAGCCAGGAGTTTTATAATGGTTATATGCGAAACTCCAGACTTCGCATTTCCTATGCAAGCAGACGTTTACCATCCAATAGTTGATCAAGGTGCTTATGGAAATGTTAAAAAAACTTGGATATTAGATCGTACAATTGCTTGTTCATTTGCTCCAGCAGGTACTGCTTTTAAAGAAGAAGTAACACCAAACATTAATATTACGCAAGAAAAATTATTACTTGGAAGATGCAAAACAGATATTAGACTTTCTAGCAAAGAAGCAAAAAATTCAATAACAAATGTAATCATAACAAATATTCGTGATAAAAACTGTAATGAAATCTATCTAGAGACATCTGGGCCACGTTCTGGAAAGTCTACAATATTTGAAATAGCAGCACAAGATCCGTTTGCTGGCCCATTTGGAAATGTTGAATATTACAAGTTAGTTATTCGTAGATCTGAAAACCAGGCGGTAGATATATGATTACTACTAGGTTTGATAATAAATTATTTAAAAAGCAAATGAATAATCTAATAGATTACTCTGTAGGATTTTTAGACGGTATGCAGAATGGTAAAAGAAAGTTTTTGGTTAGTCTAGGCTCAGATGTGTCAGAGTTAGCGTCACAGTTTATAGACTCAAATGCAAGAGTAAATCCAGAAGCATTACACCACGTATATGAATGGTATCAAACTGGAAGTCCTAATGCTAGATTATTTGATATAGAATATGTTGCAAATAAAAATGGTATTTCTTTTATTTCTTCTTTTAAGCAATCATCTACTGTTAAGAGTGGATCTACAGAGCCATTTAGAGAAAAAGCATTTATTATGGAAAATGGAATAAGTGTTACAATTAAACCAAAGAATGGTGAAGTTTTAAGGTTTGAAGATAATGGTGATGTTGTATACACAAAGAAACAAGTAACCGTAGACAACCCTGGTGGAATAACTCAAAATCAGTTTAAAAATACATTTGAGTCTTTTTTTAAAAACTATTTTACACAAGCATTTTTAAAGAGTAGTGGTCTTAGAGAATATTTTGCTAGACCAAAAAGTTATAAAGCAAACCTACCTGCTGGCATAAAGGGCGGAAGAAGCGTTGGTCTAAGTGCTGGTTATAAGTGGGTTGCAGAGGCTGGGGTGATGAGATAATGGCTATTTCCTATCCACCAATATTTGTTAATGATTATTTGGCAGAAAAAGTAGATACCAGATTTGGCTGGAATGTTCCATTTTTCCCAACATCTCCATCTAGCATTGAACAACTAACAGAACAGTTTCCAGAAGGTTTGTTTTGTGTGTTTGATAGGATGTTTAGGATGCGTCGTAAATCTTTTCCACACATCAAGGATGAACAGTTATTATATTATTTTTATAAGACATCAGGAGATCCAGAGGCACTAATAGAGACAACGCAAATAGTCCAAGATCTTCTTGATAGAGGCGATGAGTCAGCACAAGAAATAAATGCGTGGCTTCAAGGAAAATTAAATGAAAATGGACTATATGTTAAGGGTGGAAAAGAATTCCTTCCAGTATATTTTCATGATTTTACAATATACCAACTAGAAGAGGCAAGGGATATTGTAGATTTTGGTACAGCCAGAACCTATGCTGGTAATAAGATAATTATTAGTTATTGCTATCACTCTATAGGAGAAGGCAAAAATTCAGACGGCAAGCGTACATATAACAATACTATAATTTCATAAAAGGGTTGTATAATTGGCAGTGAGGAAACACTGCCCTTTAATTTCTATAGAAAAAAAAGAGGTGAATTAAATGGCTCTAGGTAATAGTAATAATATTATCGTCGGTGCAGCCCAACTTTGGGTGCACAAGGCTGGTGCTCTAGGCGTTGGTGGAAACCCATCATTCGTTTCAGGTACCAAGTATGCTACAACCATGGATGCGGACACAGATTTCCGTAACCTTGGATATACTATGAATGGTTTGGAAATTTCTTTCCAGCCAGACTTCGGTGAGGTTGCTGTTGACCAGGTTCTTGACGTTGCTAAGTTGTTCAAGCAAGGCATGCAAGTTAATCTAAACACAACATTTGCTGAATCTACTTTGGAGAATCTTTTGATTGCCGTTGCTGGTGCTGATTCAGATCTCGAAGATGGTGTCTTCAATATGAAGGCAGGTACTCTTGGTGAGTGCCCCGTCGAACGTGGTCTCGTTGCAGTAGGTCCAGGAACTGGTGATTGCGAAGAAGGTTCTAATAAGGAACGTGTATATGTTGCATATCGTGCACTCTCAATTGAGAATGTAACCGTATCGGCAAAGCGTGATGAGGCTACAATGTTTGAAGTTTCATTCCGTCTTCTTCCAGAAGATTCAACAGGATCTTACGGTAAGATTATTGACCGCACAGTTAGTGCATAATACAATTTAATAAAAAGATTAGCCCAACCAAAAAGGTTGGGCTTTTCTGTTTGGTATAATTAATATATGGCAACTCAAATTTACAAAACATTAGATTTAACATTATCTGACGGATCTATTATAGAACTATCTCCACTAAAGATAAAATATTTAAGAAAATTAATGATTGTTTTTGAAAATGTCAAGGTAGCAAGAAATGATATAGATGCAATAATTGCATTAACACAATGTGCACGAGTTTGTATGGAACAGTTTAAGCCAGAAATTTCTACGAGTGTTGAGGTTTTAGAAGATTACATTGATTTAGATGCAATCTATAAAATATTAGACATAGGCGCTGGAATTAAGATTAAACAAGACTCAGAAGAAACTGTTAAAGATCAAGCCACAAAGGGTGGTTCTAGTTGGGAAGATCTAGATATAGCAAAATTAGAATCAGAGGTTCTACTTTTAGGAATATGGAAAAATTATGAAGAATTGGAAAAATCTATTTCCTTACCAGAGTTGATGGGGCTATTGACTCAAAAACGAGAATCTGACTATGAAGAAAAAAAATTTTTTGCTGCAATCCAGGGTATAGATTTAGATAAGAAAGTTAAAAAAACAAATGAATGGGAAGACCTGAAGGCCAGGGTATTCAGTAAGGGCAAGGCAAAAGATTCATCAGACATCATGGCCCTACAAGGCATTAATGCACAACAAGCAGGCTTTGGTATAGGTATGGGCCTAGACTATGAAGAAATAACCGACTAAAAATAAAAGTCGACTATGGTATAATTAATTAACATATCTCGGGAGGAAAAATGAGTTCAAAAACTAACACTCAGTCTAAGAATGAACTATCTTTAATTGATGGAACAAAGTTTGAAGTTAAGCCACTAAAAATTTCTTTACTTAAGCCGTTCCTTGCAAAGTTTAGTCAATTGGCTGATGTAGCAGACGATAATACAAAGTCTATGGACGTTTTATTGGATTGTGTTCAGATTGCATTTAAGCAGTACCTACCAGCATTTGCAGATAACAGAGAGATCATTGAGGATAATCTTGATCTTCCAACAGTATACAAGGTTATCGATGCAGCATCTGGAATGCAGTTGTCTGAATCTACAGGTCTTTTAAATTCAGTTAAATAAATAAATATTGGGGGTGTCATGATTGGCTGATGATTTAAACGCAAATATTAATGTCAATATTGACACTAAAGATGCGTTAAGACAATTAAGACAACTACAGGCAGCATTAAGTAGATTTAATCAAGCCTTAACTCAAGGCAACATTGCATCAGTAAATGCACAAAAAGGTTTAACTGATCAATTAATCCAATCAATAAATGCTACTGGAAAATTTGTTGCATCCCAAAAAGAAATAGCAACTAGCACTAAGTCATTTACAGATGCCTTAGAAAAAAATAAGTTATCTCTAAAAGAATATTTTAGGTATACTGCTGCTGCTGCTACTGCTGACACAAAGGTATTCAGTAAGGCTTTTGCTGCTGAAAGAGAAGTCTTAAATCGTGCTCGTAGAGACCGTGTAAAACTTTTACAGTCTCAGTATATTCAATTAACTAATGCAAACGGAGAACTTGTTAAGGTTCTTCAGGTTGTTCCAAAACACCTTGAGATGGTTAATGGAAAATATGCTGATTATGCTACAAGAGTACAGATGGCTGCACAGCGCCAACAATTTCTTAATCAGTTATTAAAACAAGGCTCAACACAACTATTAAATTTTGGTAAGAACACTCAGTGGGCTGGCCGTCAGTTAATGGTCGGTTTGACAATACCATTAACAATGATGGGAACTGCTGCTTCACGTGCCTTCATGGACATGGAAGAGGCTTTAATAAAATTTAGCAAGGTTTATGGTGATACTTTTACATCTAATAGCGCAACAGAAAAGGCTATACAAGATATAAAAAGACTTTCTCTAGAATTTACAAAGTATGGAATTGCTGCAAAAGATACAATCGACATGGCCTCATCTGCAGCAGCAATGGGTCTTGTTGGAGATGCTCTTGAGGCACAGGTAAGACAAGCAACCAGATTATCTGTTCTTGGACAAGTTGAACAGCAACAGGCTTTAGAAACAACAATATCCCTACAGAATGCTTTTGGAATATCAACTGAGCAATTAGCACAAAAGATTAACTTTTTAAACGCAGTAGAAAACCAAACAGTACTTTCAATTGAAGATTTGACAATAGCAATACCAAAGGCTGGACCTGTTGTTAAACAACTTGGTGGATCTGTAGAAGATCTTGCATTCTTCCTTACAGCAATGAAGGAAGGTGGAATCAATGCTTCAGAAGGTGCTAACGCATTAAAGTCTGGACTTGCAGCATTAATTAATCCTACAGACAAAGCATCCGAAATGCTTGCTGGCCTTGGGATTAATATTAAGGGAATTGTTGAATCTAATGCGGGTGACCTTAAGGGAACTGTAGTAGGTTTTGCAAGAGCGCTAGATACACTTGATCCACTAAATCGTGCTCGTGCTATTGAACAATTATTTGGTAAGTTCCAGTTTGCACGTTTATCAACATTGTTTAAAAATGTTGCTACAGATGGAAGTCAAGCAGCAAGAGCATTTAGACTGGCTGGCGCCTCTGTAGAAGAACTAGCAATTTTATCTGAACGAGAATTAGGAAAAGTAGAAAATGCTGTAGGAGTTAAATTTAAGAAAACAGTAGAGCAGTTAAAGTTGGAATTAGTTCCAATAGGAAAAGCATTTTTAGAAGCCCTAACACCAGTTGTTAAATTTATTGGAGACATTCTTAAAAAGTTTAATGGGTTAAGCGACGGAACCAAAAAAGTAGTAACAATTATTACTGGTGTATTAGGATTGATTGCACCAGTAGCACTTATGTCTATAGGTCTTGTTGCCAACGGTGTTGCTAACTTAATTAAATTCTTTGCAATGCTACGTGGTGGAATTGCAAAATTAAATGGAGCAAATCAAGTCTTAGGTGGAGGATTTGACTATTTAACTCAACAAGAAATAGAAAATCTTGCAGAAACAAATGCATTGCATACATCTCATCAAAATCTTATTTCTACATTTAATGTTGAGGCTGGAGCATTAAACGCATTGGCAGGAGCATATGCAAATGCTACATCACAAGCAAGGGCTTTAGCAGCATCGGCACCTGGATTATTTAATACTTCACCTGGCGTTAAAGCAGTAACGCCTCCTCCAGTTAAAGGATATAAAGATGGTGTATTCAGTGTTCCAGGAACTGGAAGTGGCGATAAAGTTCCAGCAATGCTTGAACCAGGTGAAACAGTTGTATCGAAAGATAATACAGAAAAGTATGGTCCACTACTTCAGGCCATAGCAACAGATTCTGTTCCTGGATATAGAAAGGGTAGATACGACATTGCTGCTTCACAATCAGATAGACTGTTTGCCTCTGGAACAGTAAAGCCTGGAGCAACTCAAGATTTTATAATTAATGAATTAGGAAGAATCAGAGATTTATCAGACAAGGAATTAATAAGTTATGCCAAAAGAACTGGCAAAGTTTTAGCAGATACATCAAAGGAAACTTTAGAGGGTGTCAGAGAAGCAATAATTAGTGAACTCAAAGATATCGTCAATGAAGCAAGACAACTAGAAGGTGGAGTAACTGAAGGTAATATATCTTCAATAGGAAAGAGATTTGATGTAGAAAAAGGCATGAGCAGAATGGGTGCATATGCGCCAAAGATTGATCAGCAATGGAGAGATCAATTTTCACACGTAGGAACTGCAAAAGTAAAAACCTTAGAAGAATTAAGAGGGATGAGCCTAAAGCCTTCAGTTGCAAAGGCATTAGATGTAATGGAAAGTCAAGGACTCGGAGGAAAAGACTTTAGAGTTGCTGATGCTTTTGGTTATAGCATGCGTGGAAATATTAATAGAGGTATGGCAAGCAAAGGTTCTGCTGCTGCATATGAAGAACAATTTGGTAAAGGAAGTTTAGCAAAAGACTTTGTTTCTGAGTTTGAAAGAACTGGATCTGCAAAATGGGAGCAGATGACAAAAATTATGGGTGCAGATTTTGATTCTTTACAGGGTCAGATACAAATTTATGACGACGCATTATTAGAAAAAATTAAGTTATGGCAAGAACAAAATGCCAAGAAGCCTATTCCAGATTTATTAACAGACGACGTAATTCACGGATTATCTGCTGAAGTTGAAGCACAAATTCAAACAATAGCACCAGAGTTTAGTGCACTAATTAAAAAAGCAAAAGAAACTATAACTGCAATAAGAATAAGCGTAAGCGAAGAAGAGTTGCAGATGCTAAATCAGGCAGCATCAGAGGCTGGAATTAAAACAAAAACCCCATTCGGTCCAGAAACAGGGAATGCAAAAGTATTAAATCGTGAAGCAAGAACAAGCGGACAAATTTTAGGAACAACAACTATAGATGGATTGAATGATGGTGCAGGAACTGCATCTCCATCAAAGAAGAGCAAGAAAACAGGAAATGATATTGGCGACGGTTTAATAATTGGAATGCATGAAAAAGAAGTTGCTGTTAAAGCACAATCTGATAGACTTGCAAATGCTGCATTACCTACTGCATCTGAGACTGCAGATAAAGTAAGCAGAATGGATTTAGCAAATAAGGCATTTTATGATGACTTAAATAATGAAGAAAACAGAGATATAAGACAGGTATTAAAATCTCAAGATAGACAAAGAAGAAAGAGGGGCGTAGGACAAAGAAAAGTCCAGCCAATTGCAGAAGATCAAAAGACTGGTTCTGTATCTGCATCCATTCGTGTTTCATCTAAGAAGACTATTAAGAGCGCTAAAGTATTAGCAGAAAAAACAGAACAAACAGCACAGGCACAAGAACAAGCAGCAAATATTGCAAATCAAACAACCATAACAATGACGGATGTTAAGGATACAACACAAAGAAATGCAGAAGTATTAGAAACTACAAATCAGGATCTGCTTACACAGGGTCAACTAAATGATGCTATTTCTCAAACTGATCAAGATAGATCAGAAATTTTAGACAAGACTCAACAGGTCGAACAAGAAACACTACAGGCAAAACAAGAAGAATTAGATGCTGCTAGAATAAATGCACAGCAAGCAATGGATCAGGCAAGCATACCAGACGGAGCACAAACACTAATAGACCCAGCAACTGGAGAAATGATTCCATATGGAGCATCATCTCCAATAATGACAAGCAAAGAAAGAAAGATGGCAAAGAAAAAGGCTCTTGCTGAAAAAAGAGGTTTAAGAAAAGAAAAAGTTCAAAGATTCTCTGGAAAGGTTTCTGGAGGGTTAGGTGTTGCAGCAATGGCAGCAGGTGCATTGGGTGCTCCAACTGGAGTAACTGCTGCTCTTGGTACTGGAGCAATGGTTGCTCAATTCGCCCCAATGCTTGCTGGAATGGGTCCAGTTGGCTGGGCAGTAACTGCAATAGCAGCACTTGGTGTGGGTGCTAAAGTACTTAATGATAAATTAACTAAAGCAGCAGAAGCAACAGCAACATATGTTAAGCAAACATCAATTACTGCAGGCTTATTAAAGAAGATTGGTGAACAACAGGGAACTGTTGGTGCTTCTGAAATTATGTCAAAGCGCAGAGGTGGATCTGCTTTTGGATTATATAATGAGGCTGCAAGAAAAGGAACAGATGCAAGCGAAAGATTTATGTCTGGCGAGGCTGGACAACAAATGCAAAAGACTTTTACAGAAGTTCTTCAAAAACAAGGAATGGATGTAGCGACAAAAACTTTTGCTATGCAACTTGCAGGTGCAGTTTCTGACGGGACTATATCTGGAAAACTTGCCTCAGATATTGCGTATCAATTAGGAGTTAATCTTAAAGATTCGTCAATTACAATGCAGGTTGATGGATATTTAAGATCATTAATAGGAAGAGATGGAGAAGATTTAACAAAAGATCCTCTTGCTGTAAGAACTAGAATTGCAAATGTTGCAGACATTAGATCACAAGATGCTTTATCTAAATTACAAAGTGGCGATCAAGGATCTAACAGTATATGGTCTCAAATAGGAACTCTTGGTTTAATCGGCAAGGCAAGTGGTTCTGGTTTGGCAGCAGAGTTTGCTGCATCAAGTTCTAATGCAATTGAGGTAGCACAAGCACAAGCAGACGCTATGGCTTTATATTATGAAGATCAAATAAAATCTTTAGAAGCACAAAAAGCAGCAACAACCGATAAACAAAAGCAATTAGAGATAGAAACAAAAATAAAGGCAATGCAGGATCAGCAAATTGCTGGAATGCAAAGAATGAATTCATTGGTTGCTGCTAGATTAGAAAGTGCGGTTTCAGGATTCAATGAAAACATAAATAGTGGACAGACTGGTTTGGGTTGGTTAAGCGATGTTGGAAGAAGAGAAGATGCTTATTTTGATGCATTAAAGGGTAATGTTAAGGGCAAATATAAAGGAACAGCATTTGAAGGATCTGCTCAACAGGCACTAAATACCTTAGCAAGGTCTGACGAAGATCCATCATTTATGAAAACAGATAGAACAATGGATATTGCTGCTGCTAAATCATTTGAAGCAAAAATGCAATTGGTTATGGAGTCTGGACAAATGAATCCAGATCAAGTTAATACAATTCTTGAAATTTTTAAAGGAAATCTAAAAGAGGCAGACGCATTAGTTAATATTGGAATGAGAACAGTTGGCGGACAAAAGACCGCAGAACTGTTTGGATTCTTTAAAAACTTTAAAGATAAAAAGAGTTCTCAACTTAATATAGGCGCATTAATTAGATTATCAAAGAGTAACCCACAACAATTTGACTCAGTTTCTAATGCTATGGCTTTATTACAACAAAGCGATGGTTTAGAAATAGATATGGAAGCATATATAAAGACTGTAGGTCTACCAGGACTTATAGCATTATCTGAAAAACTAAATAACATTGAAGCACTTAAATCTCCAATAACAAAAGAAGTCGTTACTAAATTTGGACAAGACAATAATGTTAATATGCAGGGTGTAATTGACAACTGGGATTATTACGGTGCAATGCCAGACGTAGTTCAAAAAGAAGCACTGCAAACATATACAGCACTTTATGATAATTTAATTCATTTTGAAAATGAAGATGCTAGAAGAGCCTGGGCAACAAAGCAGGCAGAACTAGAAGCACAGGGTGCTGGGGCTAAAGGTTCTAAAGAGTATGAAGATGTTTATAAGACAAGATTTGAATATTACACTGCTGGAACCCTTAACGATCCAACTCAGGCTGCTAAGATAGCAAATCAGCAGACAGAGGCAAAATACGGAAGCATTGAAACTATTAAGGCTAATATTCCTCCAGCAGGTCCAAAGGATGCGGGTAAAGGAAACAACCCATTAGATTTCTTAGACTCTCTTGCAATGAGAATTAAAAATGTCCGTGACGGCGCATTTGATGCAACAAAACCACTACAGTCAATGATTGCAGCATTTACAAGTAAAAAGGCTCAAAAGGATGCATCAAAGATGTTTACCATATTTGATGGTTTGCAGCAAAGAATGTTAAAGATGAAAGTTCCAAAGGAATTTAGAGACATGATTATGGGTATGTCATCTGAAGACTTTAGCAAATTAGCAAACCTTAAGGGTGATAAGGCAATATTTAAGTTTGCAGAAGGAAAGCCAAAGACAAAATCAAACATAACTGGTCTAACCAAAACTGGACAGGCAATTATGCAAACATACAGAGAAGCACAGGCTGGAGAGTACCAGTTGGCTCAAAAGGAAACAGTTCAAAATATTAAGGATCAAAATACAGCATTTAATCAATTAGTGGCATCTGGAATGAGTGCAACAGAGGCGCTTGCAGTTGTAGAAGATCAAGCAGTAGCCTCTGCTGTTGCAGCAGGAGCAGTTGGTAAAACTGGATCAACTGAAATGAAACAATTTGTCAAAGATATTAAAGAAGCAAATAGTGCTCTTGAACGCCAAAAAGTTATTAATGACATGATTAATAAAAATGAAGAATTTAAGTTATTACAACAAATGCCACAACTTGCATCATCATTAAAGGCAACTGGAATGTCTGTAGAACAAATTGATGAAGTTTTAAATGACCCACAATTAGCAAAGGTATTAATTGAAGATCTAAAGGATGGAAAAATTGATGCAAAAGAAATTGCAGACTATCTAAACTCTATTCCTGCAAGAAAAGTTATTGAGATACAAACAAAGATGAACAAGGGTGACTTTGCTGGCGCAGCAGCAGAGGGTAGAGATATAGTTGATCAGATGTTTGATATTCAAGAAAGATTAATCAGAACTGGTGCTGATCCAAGAAGCACAGCAATGGTTGATAAGATGAAGGCCAATACAAAAGAAATTAAGGCTGCAGAAAATGCAGCAAGAGCACTCAGAAAACAAATTGAAGATATTAATGAAGAAATATCTGATATGCAAAGAGAAATTGAAATTAATTATACTCGTCCTATTGAGGATATGAATGAAAAGATTAGCGATTTTAATAGAACCTTAGAAGTCGGTGGAGAGTACGAAATCGGCGGAAAGAAGATGAATCTTGACTTTAAACTCAGTAATAGATACATGGAGCAATTAAATCAAGAGTCAAATAAACTTTCTAATGATTTACAAGTAATATCTCACCAGTCAGATGCTATTAATGAAAAATATGATAAGCAGGCAGAATCTTTAAGAAAAGTTGCAGAAATAAATGATCAAATAACCAAACAGCAACAGAATCAACTTACACTTGCAGATGCAATTACTGAAGGAGATATATCTGCTGCTGCTGCTGCAGTACAACAAAGTCGTGCCGATGCATCTGGAATGTTCCAAGATCAAGCAATGGCTGCGCTTGAACAATCAAGAACCAACGAACTTAATGCATTAGTGGGTCCAGAAAGTGGTTTGACACAAGAGCAAATTCAAGAAAGACAATATCAGATACAGCAAGAGTTGTACAGGATTGAAACTAGTCCAGAAAGAACTGCTATTAAAGCAGAAATGCTTAGACTTGAAGATGAAATTTATAAACTTGAAGAATTGCGTGAGGCAAAATTATTAGAAATACGTAAAAAAGAAGATGAGATTTATGATATACAAGAAAAACAACTAGAGCCATTAGAAAGAAAAATTGATGATCTGACATATGAGAATCAATTATTGCAAGATCAGATAGACGCACTTGTAGAACAAATAACCGTTCTTGGAATGAATAGAGATGAATGGGAAAGAGTTAAGGCAAAGATTGATGCATCTGCATTGGCAGCGCAAAATTTTGGTGCAGCACTTGCTGGTCTTTTAGCAGCAGTAAATGCAATAAATTCAGCATGGGATGCAACCCTAGCAAAAATTCAATCATACTCATCAATGTCTTCTCCTGCAGTTTCTCCAATTGTTAAGCAGGCAGAAGAAATATTAGACACAGCAAAAAAGAATGATGCGGAAGCAAAAGATAAGGTAGACGCTGCAACAAACCTTGCTAATGCTCAGGCATATGTAAATAAAATAAATGCAGATGCCAAGACTGCAAGCGGAAGAAATTATGTAACAGATGCTCAAATGGATAAAGCACTTGCTGCAGCAGATAGCAAGTATGGAACAAATCTGTACGGTGGTAATGCTACTAAGGCACCTATTGTAGATGAACAAACAAAAATTGCTGCAATGCGGGCTGCAGCGAACCCAACACCAAAACCAACATATACTGGATATAGAATTAATGACAGATCTTCTGGCGGATTAATTATTCGAGGGTACGCCAATGGCGGTAGAATTAAGCCAATAGGTACAGATACTGTACCAGCATTATTAACCCCAGGTGAATTTATAATGAGTAGGTATGCTGTCAATTCTTACGGCTTAGATAAGATGAAAGCAATTAATAATGGCGATTCAATTGGAGAGTCAGTATATAATTACAGTATTAATGTTAATGTTAAGTCTGATGCAAAGCCAGATGAGATTGCAAATGCAGTAATGGTACAATTAAAGAGAATAGATTCTCAAAGAATTACAGGAGTTAGAATATAATGGCTACAGAATTATACATGTCTGGTCGTAAAAAATACCATAGAGCACAATCAATATTGTGGTCAAATAATCCAGGAACCCTTGTTGACGGACTTTATGTACCAAGAGGACTTGAGATAGGTGCATATAATGATGGAGAAGATTCTCTATCAGATGAGTTTTTAATTTTATCTGATCATAATAGAAAGAGTCTTAATTTTTCTAACACAAGAATTGAAAAAAAGGAAAGAATGATTAATGGCAGAATGAGGTCTTATCATATTGCCGATAAACTAAACATATCAATGAATTGGGATAACCTTCCATCAAGAGCATATGCATTGCGTCCAGATTTTGATGCTAATGGAGTTTCTGAGTACGACGGTGTTACTGGCTTGCCAAACAGACAAGAAGCATCATACACGGTGGATGGCGGTGCTGGAGGAAACGAACTATTGAATTGGTATAACAACCATCAGGGATCTTTTTGGATGTTTTTGGCATATGATAATTATAGAAATTTTGGAGACAACGATGCTTCGTATGCACACCTTAACCAATATAATGAAGTAATTGAAGTATTTTTTTCAAGTTTTAATTATGATGTAGTTAAAAGAGGACAATATTTTGATTTGTGGAATGTTACTTTATCGTTGGAAGAGGCATAATGTTTGATTCTGATGATCTTAAAAAGCATTTATATGAGTCTTCTTCTGTTTCAACTCAATCTGCCGTAATAGCAGAATGGAACATGAATATTCCAACAAATATTTTAAAAATAGGAAACTATAGATATAGACCTACAGAAACAAATAGTCTTTATAAAAATATTCCAAACTCTTTTGATATTAACGATAATGGATATTATTATACAAATGCAACTGATGCAGACATAATAATAGACGGAACATTTGATGATGAGGGTCAACCGTTTTTATTTTTAAAAAAGAATAAAAAAAATAATTTACTTTTTTCTTTAGAGGATTGCTTTAAGCCATTTAGGCCAAGATCAGGAATAAATAAAGCACGGTATATAGACAAAACATATTTGCATCATCCAAATATTAATATGGCAAAGCGTCCAAGATATTACATGCCAGATAAAAATGATTTATTCAAATATTGGACATCTATAAGAACAGAATCACTGTACAAGCATCAATATGGAACTGAAGTTATCTACAGCGCCAAACCAACCTATGTAGACAATGAAGGAACACAAAAAGACGGAGAGATGGTTTCAACTACAGAGTATGGTGTTTCTCAATCAATCAATGGTGATAATTTTATTAGTGACACTGCACCATTTGTTGTTTATGAAAATAATGTTCCAGTTAATAGAATTGTGACAAAAATACAAACACATATAGGCTCAATAGATTTAGGTACATTCTCAAATAACTCAACAGCATTTTCAGATCCATTTTATGGAAACACCAATAAACAAACACCGAAAAAATGGAAGATTCAAGTACTTAAAAATAATAACTGGACAGATATAATATCATTTACATCAACATCAAAAAGAAAAGACGGCTCAGATATTATTAAAAGTGATGGATATGTAGAGATTGCATACGGCTTAAAGGTTCCAGAAAAATATAGAGATATCTTTATTTATGCAGAAACACTATCAAGTTCAACATTATTACCAGAAAAAAATGTAAACGGATATGCATATTTGGTTATTGAAAATGAAAATGAGCAGGGGAAGTACTATATCTGGATTGATGACATTAATGATTATGAAGAGTTTATACCAGAGTATGGATGGTATTTAGAAGAAGAAACTGTTGATCGTTTGACTAACTTTGTAACTAAATTTGTTGACATTCCAAAATTTATTAATAGTGGACTTGGACAAACAGTATACCGTGAAGTTGATTTTATTTCTGGAATAAGAATTGTTGTAGATACAATGCATAATAAAAATTCTATTTTTGATTTAATCGAACTATCGCCAAGACTTGTTGCAAATTTAACAGATAGAACTGTGTCCTTTAATGTTACAAAATCAGCATCAGACTTAGGCGTTGCTGGACTACCAGTTAGCCAATTGCTGGCATCAGTCGGTTCTTTAGAATTATTTGACTACGATGATTCCTTTAATATTAATAACAAAAATAGTATTATTAATAATTATTTAAATAAAAATATACAAATAAAGATTTATGAGATAATAGTAGGAGTATTGCAATCAAGCAATGGAATAAAGTATGACTATTATGTTCCAATTAAAACATTGTATACAGAAAACTTACCAGATAGCAAAGAAGAAAATAAGCATGTTTCTTTATCTTTAAAAGATTTATATTTTTATTTTGATAGTTTGACTGCTCCACAACTTCTAATGACAAATGTTTCTATTAGCACTGCTGTATCAACAATATTGGATTATATTGGTTTTAGTAATTATGTATTTAAAAGAAATGAAGGAGAGTCTGAACAACTTATCCCATACTTTTTTGTAGGACCAGATCAAAGCGTTGCTCAGGTTTTACAAGATATTGCGGTCTCATCTCAATGTGCAATGTTTTTTGATGAATATAATAATTTTGTGGTTATGAGTAAGTCTTATATTTTACCAAAGTCTACAGAAAGAACAACCGACTTAGAGTTATTGGGTTCTGAAGATTCTGTTAGAGATGAAAGAATAAAGAATAAAAGAATATCAGATAAACTAGCAAATATTATTAATGTTAGTTCACAGTCCACTAATATTTTTAATGGTGGGAAAATTAATTATACATCTAGATATATCCAAAAGTCATACGGTTCAATTAAACAAGCAACAATGATTGATCAAGATAAAACCTGGATATACAAGCCAGTTCTTTTATGGGAAGTTGGCGGGACTCAAAATACAAAATCAATTAACGGTGAAATAAACAATCAATCAAACTATGTGTTATGTGCAATACCATTAAACTTTGATTTGACCAAAGATGTTCCATATGTAAGCAATAGACAAATTAAAAATAATATTATTAGTTTAGGAGAAGGTGTATATTGGATAACAAGATACAATGGCTTGTTTTATGCAAATGGAGAAATTATTAAGTTTGATGCAGTAGAATACAATGTTGCTGGAGTAGGAGATGTTTGGATTAACAGCACAGAAGAATATTCTGAATATTTTTCAAAGTTGCCATTCAATGGAAAAATATATCCCACTGGTAGAGTTAGAATTTATTGCGAACCAAATTATGAAGAAATAAATGGAGTTATAAAATTAAAAAACGGTACGGTTGCAAAGCATGGCCGTGGACAGTTTGGGACAACACCAGTAGATCATTTTGCTGGACTTAATCCATATTGGGCAGATAATACAAACGTCCGTGGATGTAGTATGAAATCCGAATATATTTTTGATAGCAGTAAAACTGAAATACCAACTGTAGTAGGTCCTGCTGGTATTAATAATGACCAGGCAAAAAAATCTGTAAGATCTGGAGTTATTAAAAACTTTTTATCTACTACAAATGTAAAAGAAACTGATTTACAAAAATTATCAACACAGTCTGGAACAATCCAGTCTTCTGCACTTGTTTTTCAAGGTCCAAAATTTAATACAACAGAAACACCAAGAGACTTTTTGAGTTATGTCTATAAGCCATTAGATAGCAAGTATGTGCATTTTGGAACTAGAATGAGAATTGTGGGAAGATTAGAAACTGGACAGGCTCAGACACCAAACGGTGCGTCATATCTTTATACCATCCCTGGTACTACTCCAGATAAAAATATTAATATATCTGGTGGCTCTGGCGGTATTGGAGTTATGGTAAATCCAGATACAAATGTCGGTTACTATTTTGAAATATGTGCGCTTGGAACACAAAGTCTTAAAGATATAAAAAATGTTAACAATATAATTTTTTATAAAATTAAAAAAGATTCTGCTAGTAGTAGTGCTGTTCCAGTAAAACTTTGGGAAAGTCTGGGACAAATTGTTGTTGATGATGGAAAGTTCACTGGACAGTATAGGATGGTAAATGAAAAGACTCCTACCGTTTATGATCTATCTGTTGAGTATAAAGATATAGCAAATGTAAGAAGGTTTTACTTATATATTAATGGAAAACTATTAAAGGTAGTTGACGATGTTAACCCTCTTCCAAAGTATAATAATATGTGCTTATTTGTAAGAGGGTCAGCAACATGTATGTTTGAAAATATATATGCAGTTACTAACAACTATAGTCAATCAACAGTAACAAAATTAGACACACCGATGAATTCTGTTTTTGGAGATGACGAAGTTGATAATAATGAGGCATTCAGAAAGTATGCAATGTCTGGTGCCATTAAGTCAACTTATCTTGCTGGTATATCCCCTAATCAAATTCCAGAATACGATATGTATTTTGATGAATTTGGAACTATTATGCGTGAAGCATCATATTTTAATATTAGATATGACAAAGCATATCCAGCATTATATGCAAAACTATCACCTACCTTTAATAGAGTTAAAGGTTATACTGTTTCTGGATTCCGTGCAGGATCTTATGGTGCTGAGTTCTTAATTTTTAATTCAACTGATACAGCATTGACACTAGACTCTGGATCTGGAAATTATTTAAGAATACAGGGAATTACTTTTACACAGCAAAATCCATCGGTTCTAAGTGTTGATGAATATTTTAATAAAAATATGGATCTTTCAAATCAAGAAATATCTGGAGATTCATTAGTTAGGTCTCCGTTTAAATTAAAGAAAAATTTTGAAGATATAAAATTAAATAGAATGACATATGGAAATAAAGAATTTAATATTAGTCCAGTATATATTCAGTCGGCAGACTCAGCAACCACCATGATGGAATGGTTTGTTGACCGTGTAATGAAACCAAGACAAAACATAGGTCTAAAAATATTTGCAAACCCTATGATTCAACTAGGAGACATTGTTTCTGTAGATTGTGTTAAAAATGGAATAGATGTTGTCGGCGGTATAACAAGATTTGTAGTCTATAATATAGAATATTCTAAAACTACGGGAGGACCAGAGATGACTGTATACTTATCTCAGGTAGAGCAATGACATCTTCAACACCAAACACACCAACTCCACAGGCTTCTACAACAGCATCAACTGCAGTAAAGCAGGCCACCCCAGATCTTCAAATATTTAATGAAATAGCAATACCAGTAGAGATAATGACTGATCTTGTTTTTGAGGATATTGGTGGCCAAGAGTTAATAAATATTTCAAGACACGACCTCATTAATGGCATTGATGTTTTGTATCAGCCAATTAAAAATATAAGCATGCTCTATTTTACATGGAATCCAAATAACATATTAAAATTGCAAGACGCATCTTTAGACTATTTTAAAAACTTCCCAATACAACTATCAAAAAAGATACCTCAATGCGGTACAGGGTATGATTATGACTATGAGTCTGAAGTAAAAAGCCCTAACTGCAACATAGTCTATATAGACCCAATAACTGGAAGCCTTGTTATAAATGTTACAAATATGGAAAAATCAGAGCAGGTAGAGGTTCAAATTTTTAACTCCATAGACCTGTCAGATGGTACAATATATACTGAGGATATATCATGATAACTAATATTGGCAAAAACATAATATCAAAGTACCTGGTTGGGCAGACAACATCTTATGCCTCCTATATCGCCATAGGTTGCGGTACAAAGCCAATATCATCTTTAAATTTTAACATTACAGACATTTTGGCTACACCTACAAAATTATATTTAACATGCCCAGATCATGAATTTGAAATTGGAGATTCTGTATATGTTAAATTAAATATAAGTTCTATAGACGGAACAAAAAATATTGTTGGCATTAATGAAAATATATTAGAATTTGAATATTCTGGAAATGCAATATCCCAGCAAGAAATTACTGGAACAATATATTTTGATTTTTCTAATAAAGAAAATTTAGATTTTGAGATGATAAGAGTTCCAGTAACATCAAAGGGATATGTTAATCAAGATGGTGTTTCTAAAATAGTTTTAACAGCAGAAGTCCCTACAGAAGAAAGATATGAGATATCAGAAATAGGTGTTTGGTCAGCAAAAGCAAATCCGAATGCTGGAGTTTATGATAGTAAAACAATTTTTTCTTTTGATACTAATAAAAACTGGACAGTAGGTCCAGATCAAACTGCAATTAGTGAAGTTCTCACACCGCTTGACGCTGGAAATGATGGACTAAATGATGAAAAAAGTAATAACATAACCGTCACACATAAAATATTTTCTACTAATGCAGATAACAGAGTTTTAGCAAGTAATGCTCGTACTATAAGAAATGAAAGACCAAGATTTTTAAATAAAGCCTTAGCGTTTGCTGGTGATAGTTGCGAGATTATAGAAGAAGGTGGACAACAGGTTCCAGTTACTGCTCCAGGAAATCATCTTGTTTTGACTGGAGAAAATGTTAATCTAAAACAAAATACTCCTACAGATGAATTAAGGCTTGCATTCTCAGTAATAAATAAATTTGATTCTAACTCATATGTTCCAGATGCCGTTAAAATTATCATAGAGTTTTCTAATTCTACTGTTTTTGGAAGTGGAGAATGGGCTAGATTTGTTGTTGATGAAAGTTTAGATTTTTCTAATAATAGATATTTTGTTATAAAAAAACAATTACAGGATTTAGTTAAAAGCAGCAACGGATTTAACTGGTCAAGCGTAGACACGATAAAGGTATATTGTTCTGTTATTGAAAATGATATACCTTCAAATCAATATTTTGTTCTTTTAGATGGACTTAGACTTGAGAATACATCAATAATTAATCCGCTATATGGTCTTGTTGGCTATACAAGATTAACAACAGACAATAAAAGGACTATAGTGAAGTCTGAAAATAAAGCAAGTTATCTAGAGTTTAGGTTTGGGGTGGATGTATAGTGTCTTCAGAAATAATTAAAAATGTTATTATTTCACAAGAAACTTTACCTGGTGTTGATGCACAGAATAAGCATTATGTTAGATACAGAATAATATCTGAAGATAAAAATAGAGTGTCTGAATGGTCACCAATATACAACATAAATGGAATAAAGTTACCAGAAGAAATGGAAGAAGGCTCTGTTTCTGTAAGTGGAGAATTTATTGTTGTTAGGTGGTCTAATATAAGACCGATACAGGCATTTGATATTTATGTAAAATATGATGCTGGAGATTATGCATATGTTGGATCTTCAAGCAATAATACATATTCATTTGTAAAAAATAGCAGTGCTTCTGCCGTCTCAGTCTCTGTTCATCCAAAATCTTCTATCAAAACATATAGTGATAAAACTAGTATATATACGGGAGGAACTACCATTTAATGGTATAATATTTAATTATGGCAAAAATTCCATTACCAGAAAGAGGACAACCGCTTGATGTAACATACATTTATAGTATGGTTGACGCTATCAATAGTTTGTCTGCAAGCATTCCATCTACCACTTATAAATATTTAACATTAGATATTCCTGGAAGACCTTCAGAAACAGAAAAAACGTCTAATGCAAAAATAGTTTTAGGATATAAGCAAGTAACAACAACGCAAACAGTAAAGCCTGGGGACACTGTTTCTTTTGATTATGATTATGCTGATTTTAAGTTTCCACCAATTGTAACGGCAACACCAGTAAACATTACTGGAACGGTTGCTGGTAAAAATGTTTCTGTTGTAATTGATCCACCAACAACAACAAAAGTTACTGGTCTAGTAAGATTTTATGAAGGCGGAGATGCAACTGTGGGGGTAAACCTAATGATAATAGGAATACCCAATTAATGATACCATGCAAGAAATGTAAAAGAAAAATGTTTGTTGATAGAGTTTATAATTCTATATCACATATTGAGACATATTGTTTACATTGTGGAACAAGAGTTTTTTATCATCCACCAGAAAACTCAGTTGAGGGAAAATGGTTACTAGCGGTAGAAAAAATAAGAGCGAAGAATACAATCTCGCTCCTGTAATAACTGGAAGTAAAAAAATCTGGTTTTTAAATGGTGATTTAGTTAGAGTGCATCATTATAACAGATCAAGTGGGATTATGTCTATTTATAATATAACAAAAGATTTATTACAAAGTTGTTTAATTTCTGATTTTAAAACAAAAAGACAAAGAGCGTATACTATTTCTGAAACAGCACAACTAATGAATAGGCATAAAAAATATATGCCATCTCTTATTAAAAAGGGAATTATCCCAGAACCAGTTGGGTGTCAAAAAGGTGGAAAGCGTGGATGGCAAATAAGGTCATATTATTCAGAATCGACAGTTCACCAGATTCGTGATATACTTTCTACATATCATATTGGTAGACCAAGAAAAGATAATTTAATAACAAATGATATTACTCCCACAAAGGCTGAGTTGACACGAAGAATGGGAGATGGTATACTGACATATACGAAGACTGAAGATGGTAGGTTTATACCAATTTGGTCAGAATCAATATAACAGAAGGGTATGAAATGGAAGAAACAAAAGTATCAGTAACACTGGGGTACACATTAAATCTTGGAAATTTTCAATCACTTAGACTAGATCTAGGTGTAATAGATTCAAAGCGTGATGGTGAAAATACGGATCAGGCTTTTGAGCGTGTCTATAAGTTTGTTGAAGATAAATTAACAACAAAAATATCAGAGGCAAAGTTAGAACTATCTGAAAGCGAATAGTGTGACTAATAAACAGAAGCGTTTTGCTCTGTTGAGTAGGTTTGACAAACACTATAAGTTTAAACTGGGACAAGAGCCACGCTATAACAAGTGGGTTGAGCAATGGTCTGCCGATGCCTTAATAGAATCCTATGGACTAGAAGTTTGCTATGACTTACTAGAATATTATTTTGAAGTTAGTGAAAGTCCGTCCTGGAATAATTTTGCATATATGGCAGATGATATACTAGAAGCAAAAGAACAGCAGAACAAGGATTTAAAGGAACGGGAAGAGCGTAGAAAGATGGCTAAGGAGTGGTTGAGTGAATAATACAGAATCAAAGTTAATCTCAGCCGTACTAAAAGATAAGCAGGCTCATGTATTATTACAGGCCAATGTAGAAAGCATACTCAGCACTCATGTGGATGTCTGGCAGTTTATAAGAAAGTATTATGAGCATAATGGAACAGTACCTCCATCAGAGTTAGTAGTTGAAAAGTTTAGAGACTTTGAACCTATTAATGGGGTTGGGTCAACAAAACACCATCTTGAAGAATTACAGGCAGAGTATCTTACAAATAGTTTAAAGGATATTATTAGATCTGCTGCGACAGATGTGCAAGGCGGTCTTGGTGTTGAGGCATTAGAAATATTAATTACAAAAACAGCAGAACTTAGAAAAAATACTGCAGCCATTCGTGATATTGATGTTACTGATTTAGATTCAGCAGTTGCATATTTTGAAAACCTAAAGAAGCAACAAGAGGCTGGCGCTATAGGAATTAAAACAGGTCTTCCAGGATTTGACAACTACCTACCTTCTGGAATCATGCCAGGGCAGTTAGGAGTCTTTCTTGCATATCCAGGTATAGGAAAGTCTTGGCTATCTCTCTATTTCGCTGTACAGGCTTGGAAACAGGGTCGTAGCCCAATGATCATAAGTCTTGAAATGTCTGAGGTTGAGGTTAGAAATCGTGTATTTGCAATTATGGGGGAGGGAGTTTGGTCACATCGTAAATTAAGTGCTGGTGAAGTTGAGATGGACATGTTAAAGTCCTGGCACACTAAATATGTTCAGGGTAGACCAGAGTTTCATATTATTTCAAACGACACTGGTGGAGATATTAATCCATTAGTTCTTCGTGGAAAGATTGATCAATATAAACCAGACTTTGTTATTGTAGACTATTTGCAACTCATGAGTCCAAACCAAAAGTCAGATAATGAAACTGTTCGTATGAAGAATCTTTCTCGTGAATTAAAGTTAATGGCTATCTCAGAAGAGGTTCCAATTATTGCAATCTCATCTGCAACTCCAGACGATGTTACAAAAC